ATCGTAGCAAACGGAGTAGAAGGAGTTTTAGGACTTCTTGCAGGTCTAGTATTATGGGCTTTTGGCTACAAAATTTACGCAGGATTCGCGTTTGGTGTATTTGCTACGCGAAACTGGGATTTAGCAAAATCTTGGGTAAAAGGTTTATTGAGCAAATAAGAAAAAATTATATCTTGTTCTATAAAAGGGGATGCAATAGCATCCCTTTTTTCATATTTATAATCAAATGTTCTCCTAAAAGTTTATGTATGGTAAAATTTATTAGAACAAAGATTATGGCGTTTAAAGATATATTTAAAGACGACAACTCATTTAATGAGAAAAACATCGTAGGATTCGCATCATTCGCAGTAATGGTATTATTTGCCGCTGCTGATGTTATTACAGGTATTATGGGTAAAGAATTAGTAATTAATGATATTGTATTTAATTCATTTGTAATTATTACTCTTGGCTCATTTGGTATTGATGGACTTACAAAAATATTTAGCAAAAAAGGAGAATAATGTTACTAAAAGTAGGTTCACGAGGCAAAGAAGTAAAAGAATTACAAGAGTTTTTAAACATTGGTGCTGATGGTATCTTTGGTAAGGGAACCGAATCTTCTGTTAAAAAATGGCAATCTGAAAACGGTTTAGTAGCTGATGGTATTGTAGGTCCTGCAACATGGGATGCTATGGGATTAGCTACAACAGATTCATCAGAACAAATTTATACTACAGAAAATGGATTAGTTGTTGAAAAATATTTTTTACCTAGAGGTGAATATAAAAATGGACCTACAAATAAAGAATATGTTTTCTTACACCATACTGCCGGATGGCATAACCCATTTAGAACAATTGATCATTGGGGTAGAGATGACAGAGGTGCAATAGCAACTGAATTCGTATTAGGTGGCCCTTCAATTAAAGGAAATGATTTTAAATATGATGGAAAAATGGTTCAAGCATTCCCTGAAGGTGCTTATGGTTGGCACTTAGGGAAGAATGGTTCTCAACATATGCATACACATTCAGTTGGTATAGAAGTAAATAATTTCGGTTATGTTATTAATGGTAAAGCTTATCAAGGAACCCCCGTAGAAGAATCTCAAATAGTTACTTTAAAAGAACCATTTAGGGGTCATAAAACATGGCATAAATACTCAGATAAACAAATTGAAGCTATTAGATTATGGTTACTATGGATAGCTGAAAGAGATAATATTGATGTTAGAGAAGGCCTCCCGTCTCTAATTAAAGAAAAGGGAGCTAAAGCTTTTGATTTTAATCCTGATGCTTACTATGGAAAAGTAAAAGGTACTTGGACTCATACTAATACTAGAAAAGATAAATTTGATATGTTTCCTCAAGAAGAATTATTAGAAATGTTAATAACTTTATAAACAATGCAAACTAAAATTACAATAGTGGGAATAGCATCATTTTGCACTTATATGTGTACATACCTTTTTAATCTATCAATGGATAATATGGAACAATATTTAGCCGTAGTAGCAGTATTATGGTTAGATGGTATCTTTGGTATTTGGGCTGGAGTAAAAAGAGAAGGTTTTAAAACCTATAAAGCTCTAAAAATAACAAGAAGTACATTTGTATGGTTAGCTATATTAACAGTAATTTTAATGGTAGAAAAAGGATTTACAGGAACAGCTTGGTTATCTGAAGTAGTTATTGTACCGTTTATGGTGTTACAATTAATAAGTGCCCTTAAGAATGCATCTATGGCTGGTCTAATTAAAGTAGAAGAATTAAATAAAATATTAGATCGTATAGATAAACACAAGGGCTTTAGAAATTAAGAGCCTATGTGGAAAAAAATACAAGAAAGGATATTTCCCTTTTTAATCGCAACCTCTGCCCTGTCAGTTTCTGCTTCGGCCGCTTTCTATTCTGTTAGCGGCCTTAGCAAACTTTTTGCAGGTGCAGCTTTTGCTGTCATTGTTATGGCAGCATCATTAGAAGTAGCTAAATTGGTAATTGCATCATTACTTTACCAATATAGAAAAACCCTCCCATTATTATTAAAAACATATCTTTCAATAGCTTGTTTTGTATTAATTTTAATTACTAGTATGGGTATTTATGGTTTCTTATCTGCAGCTTATCAAGAGACAGCTAACAAAGCGGGTAACATTGATGCTCAAATCGCTCTAATAGAAACTAAACGAGATAATGTTCAAGAACAGCTTGCTGTGTATAATGAAGAAAAATCTAGTATCAATGAGGCCGTTGCTGATTTACGAGCTGGTTTATCTAACAACGTTATACAATATAAAGACAGGGAAACTGGTGAGATTATAACCACAACTTCAAGTTCAACACGTAGAGCTCTTGAAAAACAATTAGACCAAGCAGTTGAAAGACAAACTGAAATTAATTCAAGAATTGATACTTTAAATACTCAGTTATTTAATTATGAAACTGAAATAGTTGAAGTAAAAACAGGAAATGATCTAGCAGGAGAATTAGGACCACTTAAGTATCTCTCAGGCCTTACAGGTATGCCTATGGATAAAATTATTAATATTTTACTTTTGACTATTATATTTGTATTTGATCCTTTAGCTATTGCTTTAGTAATTGCCGCTAATTTTGCCTTTGAAAGATTAAAACCTAAAAAAGAAGAAGATGATGGTTTTTGGACTGAAGAAGAGATGCAAGACTTTAATGAGCAGTTTAATGCTGATGACTTACTACATGATGAAGATGAAATTGAGGAATCTGAAGATTGGGAAGAACTTAACGAAGATTTATTTGGTAAAGAAGATGAAGAGGCACCTAATGAAGATTTAAAATCGGCAGCTGAAAAATACAATGAAACTATTAATAAGTTAGATGTTGATGGAGATAATAAAATTACTGAAAGAGATTTACATGCTGCTCAATTAAAACTCACAAACCCAAATCTTCCTGATTATAAACGTAGTTATTGGGAAAATATTGTCCGTCAACTTAAGAAAAAATTAGACAATGACGACGAAAATACAATAACTTACAATTAAAAATTTGGAGACCCGAAAGGGTCTTCGTATATTTACCCCGCAATTGAGGTTATGAAGCAGAAAATATTATTCTTACACGGCTTAGAAAGTAGCAACAAAGGTGAAAAAGTTGACTTTCTTAAAGAGCGAGCTGAGGTCTTAGCTCCAAAAATCGATTATCAAGACGAAGCATTAGAAGAAAAGCTAATGTATATTGTTGAAAATTTCCGTCCTGATTTTATTATTGGTAGTAGTATGGGGGGTTATGTTGGTATGTTACTTGCCAACAGGTATGGAATCAAAAATCTACTTTACAACCCAGCAATCCATAGCAGAAGTATTGAACCTAAATTGAATAGGTTAAATATTATTGATCCTAATCATTTTGTTGATTTTAATATTGTATTAGGTAATCAAGATAATGTTATTGATCCTAATGTTACTGAAAGTATGCTTTTAGATGCTGAGGTTGTTTGTGAAATTGAACGAGTAGATATGAAGCACCGCATTGATTTTAATGTTTTTGTAAATATGTATAACAAATATATTAATTATGAACTTTGATTTAAAAAAATACCTAGCTGAAGGTAAATTACAAAACGAACAATCAAATTTTGAATCTGGTCATAGTGACAGAATGAAAGAATTGATTAATAAATTAGATTATTTAGTATATGATGATTATCATGCTGATGTTTACATGAACGATAATATTAAATCAGCATTTGATGCTTTAGTAGATGCTATTAAAGACGAACAAACAAACCCTACTATCTAGTGAGTTTTGATTTAAAAAAATATTTAGCAAATAATCTACTTCTAGAAAGAGAAGGATTTAAAAAAGGTTCTTGGGAATATCTTACTGATAAAGAAAAATCAGAATTTGCTGATGAAATATTTTCTTTAATAGATAATGCTTATGCTCCCATAGGAGGTAACCCTAATTACCAGACCCCAGACAATGTAGATGGTAGTGAAGGTGATGCTAATTATCTAGTTATTGATTTTGATGAAGATCCTGAATTTGATGCTGTAGTAGTTGATAAAAGTAAATCATCAGGTATTAAAGCAGCCGCAATGGGACATGATGGATCAGGACCTGCTAAATCACTATCAGTAAATTTTCTAGCAATAATGCTAAAACGCCCTGGACATTATATTGAAGTATCAGGTAAATTAAAAGATATTCTTTCATCTAAAGGAGTTCCATTAGTAACAGATGAAGAAACTATCCGTACTGCTTTAAAAGGTAAGAAAATTGAAATGAATGATGATGGAACTTATCAACGTTATCTTGGTGGTGAAAAACACACTAAAACTATGATGGGTAACCCTCTTACCAAGTAAAAAATACGTGGTCGTGGATTCCAATATTAGTACAATTTGGGTCTTGTCTACAAATAGGTTGTTCAACTCTAGCTACACTTTCTGAAACAGCACA